CGAAATATACGCAAAGAGATAAAAATAGACGGCGAACACCGCCAGTAGTAAGACGAGATCGAGCGCCTTGATGAGAAATAAAAAGGGCAGAGTTGTCATCAGTACGACAAGCTAAATAATTATTTATAGCGTCTTCAGTAGCTTCATCAATAAAAACAACACGAGGGTTCTTACTCTTTCCAATAACCGTGAATTTACGATGACGAATACTGTTACGATTCAAGGATACTAATTCAGAAACACGAATACCCGATGCGGCCAACAAACGCAATATTGCAATGTTGCGCAATCGATTCATAGATCCATATCCTCTACATTGACGAGAGGCAACAGAAATAAAATCCTCAATCTCCTCTGGTAATAAGTATTGAATAACATACTTCTCACGCTTAGGAACAACTAACTCTTCATAATCCATAACATTGAATCCTCTCCTTGCAGTCATCTTTAAAACCATACGAATGCAAGAGATAGCATTACGAACGGTATTAGATCTCCATCGAGATGAAACAAAGTTATGCCAATCTCTAAAATCCGAAAAAGATAAACTTTCAATGTCTACATCTCCAAAAAATGAAATCAAGGACTTACTAATATTTAAATAACTAGATTCAGTATTAATAGACTTGCCAGCTCTTAATACATAATCGCAAATATAAAGCTTAAAAGCTTCAGATATCTTCATAAAAAAAACACTTTCTACCCTCCAATTTATGTTATATAATGCACCTATAGATAAAACTAAATAAAAAGGAAAAAAATGGATCTAACACAATTACCGCTAGAAACTATAATAGTAATATTTATCGTATTCTTATGTATGATAATTATGATGATAGCTTCATTCTGTACAGTAGGAATTTACAATAAAACTATAGAGATAAAGAAAATTATAGAAGACTATCTAAAAACAAAAAATTAAGGCGGAAGAGGGCGGGTCTGTTTGAATATTGTAGGTAATGATGCTTGACAAAGTCTGACGCTAACAGGAATAACAGATGACGAAGTAGGTACATCTCTATCGATCAATAGATCATAAATAGAATCAATAGCTGAATCACGTTTAAACTGATAAACAGATATATCATACTTATCAGAAGAAAAAACTAAATTATCATCAAAAATATACGAATCCAACCCTAATTCAGATAATGATTCATAACGCTTTACGGGCTTGTATAGATTCTTAGAGGCCCAGTAGCGACGTTTATTGAATCGATTGATCATATCCTTAGTAATATATTTAGTAAGATACGCTGCCGCCTTAGTTTGATCATCGTCAAGCTTCTGAGCGTTAGTAAAGCCAGCAGTGAAACCTGTAAGATTATAAACACGTTTACCATTTTGAAAAACATTGGTAGACTTTAATTCGGCATTATAATCACGAATCAAAGCGTGAAAATGGATAGCACCGTCTTTATGGAATTCGGGAACAATCACGTATGCAAAATTAGGAGAGTGCTTCTTCTGACGATTGAGCCAGTACTTCATAATATTAGACGTAGATTCTATAGAGTACCTATCGACCTTCTTAGGATTGAAAGTAAAAGTAACAAAATATGAAAAATTATTAGATAAAGCATAATCGAAAATAGTAGTACAAGTACGACGAAGTGACTCTTCAATAGCTTTATCTGATGGCTTCTCCGAATTTCTGTTAGGTTTATGACCCAATCTGGGTCGTGGAATAACTAAGGGATTGTTAAAAATAGTGACTTTATACATATTATTAGGGTATTCCTTTGTAATGTGTTCAATTACAGTTAAAGATTGATTCATAAAACATACCCCCAATATGTTATTTTTTACGTGTTGTTTACCTCTATAAACGCTTGTTAAGTGTTGGGTTATCAAGTAGCCCTACGGGCGGGAACCTATAGACACCGCCCGGATGCAAAAAGCACAGCTTTTTGCACCGATCATAAATCGCTTCTACCTGGAAAACACCCCCTTTCTCCTTCTAAGGGGAACGCCAATCTTCTTCACTGTAACAGTAGGTTGCGAGGCGAGATAAACGCCGTCAGCTTGAGAACCAGTAAATACAACCTGATTAGTATCGTATGAATCGCGCAACGCTTGCGACTGAAAGAAGAATCCCATCTTGAGGGGACGCGAGCCATCAACACGCTTACCGTTGTTGTCAAACTCCAACTTCTTGGCGATAAACGCCCAGTAAACAGTAAAAATAGAACCAGCAGATAAGCCGAATGGAAAAGCGAAAGACTTGCATTTAAAAGCAATATCAGAGCGACGGCGTACAGCTTTTACTAACTGATCATAATCTTGCGAAGTAACGAGATGAAGACGTTTTTGTTTACGATTCTGGGCAGCTTGATGAATAACCCAAGGTGGAACATTACGAGAATCTTGATTAGAGAAATAATTTTGATATTCATCAGTAATAACTATTACACCATACTTACCATTGCGCACACACTGATTCACGAGTGCGTATTCATCTAGTGAAGAATAGTAAATATAGCTAGAAACAGTATCAATCTCATTAGAGAGAATAGACTTCAATTTATCTAAAGATCCGTCGAATCTGAGAGCGGTACGATCTTTTAATACAATATTAGAAACAATAATAGCTTTCGGATATCGTTTCGCAATCTTCTTATAGAAATGGATTAAAGTTATAGTCTTACCATCACCCTGTTCACCGAAAAATGTCTGAATACCTGAAGGACGAAAATAATCTGGATCCTTAAGATTACGTCTATTCTCTTTAATAGCTTCTTTATCGAAAGATAAAGACTTAGAAACGAACGGTAGGATATTAGGCATTAATGACCCCTCACTTTGTTATAGAACCAAAGAACAGGACGTATTGCTATAAATACAGTAATACTAGTAACAATCATAACGAGCATTGTAGCGAAGAATGTATCACCTATATAATTTCTCAAAACCACGATAGGAAAAGCAAAATATGGAACGACATTATTTATTGCATTGAGAAAAACCAATGGTGCAGCAGGAATCAGAATTAGAGAGAGAAGAAACTTTATTATAACAACTATAAAATTAAGAATGAACATTACTATCATAAATTAATCCCTTTTTCTCCTACTTTCCCAATCACCATGCTCACCAGTACGCTCATCATACCAACGTATAGACTCAACATCTGCATCATCTTCTTCATAATCCTCAACATAGATACCAAAGAATCTATTAGCCAATCTGTAACAAGTCCACAAAAAACCAATAGCTATACCACCTTGTAAAATTGTCTGCATTAGAGCCCACATGCCAGGTAATTGATAACGCCATCGACATAATTCAACATTAGCAGTAGAACCAAAAACAGTAAGACTCATTGCACATGTATTATTAGTAGCAGTCATAGCCTGTACTGTAGTAAATACACCTTTAACAAAAGTAAATGGAAGAGCTAAGAAACCGAGCCTATCTATAATAGTGTTTAATAAATCATCCCAGAGAGCCTGTATATCTTCTATTTTCGGAAAGAAAATACCGAACAAAAAATCATAAATAAACCAGACAAAAGAATTACGAATAGCACAAGCAATTGAACCAGGCGATGGAATTTTAAAACCCGCAAAGCTCCAATCATAAACAGAACAATTCTCATATTTTGGCTTTTGCGGCAACTCAGAACAAAAACCCTCTTCGCACTTCATAGAGAGAGTAGAGCCAGACTTAGAAGTCCCGTCAGCTTTTATATAAACAAACCTCTCACCATACTTAACTCTTGGATTTTCATCTGGTGGAGCATAAAAACAATAATCGCCCTCAGCCGGTGCTATAGTCTTATCTCTATCATATGAATAAGCATAACAGACCTTTACAGTATACTTAGCCGAAATAGAATATTCACCTAAAGCAGGTAACTCAAAATTGAAAGAGCCGTCAGCCTTAACAAACTGTAAGCCGCTAGGAATCACATCTCCACCATTACGATGTTGCACCGTGAACTGCACGTAATAGTCTGACTTGTCTGGAATATAATATCCTTTTTTATTATCATAACTTGTCCAAGCGTCAGGAAACTTTATAGAATCCTCTTTTTTAAGATGATGAACCTTAAGTTTGAGATATTTTAAGTCATATTCAAAATGAGGATAAAGAGTCTGTTGCTCAGAATCAGGAATAAAACCGATATCCCAAGTAATATCTTTGTCTAACTTATAAGGAAAAGTATTCAAATAAGTAGACGTATTATCAAAATGACCTTTACTAACCCAATAAGGGTCAATAAAATAATTATGACCAGACAAAAAAGCCCTAGAAACAGGCTTTGAACAACCAACAAGAATAGTATCAGAAAGATGGTCATAAGAAATTGACAAAGCACGAGTATCATAATAAACAGAAGAGCTAAAATCCCAAAGATAAGCACCCTTAGAATATTTTAATATTTGCTCATCTGGATTAGATTCAGACCAATAAATACTAACAATACTATAAGGAACTACCGCAGTTTCATAAGAATTAATATATTTTTCGCTAGCACCCTCAGATTGAGTAATAAGCCAACCAGCATTATTAGCTATAGCCTTTTTGTAACTAGTAAAAGCCTGCTCACGAGTAAAAGAAGAACATTGCCACTTAATCCGATGATTATCATAACTATCTCTGTTACTAAATAAAAGAATACTCCAATATTTGGTAACATCCATCTTAACCTTAGAACCAGCACCAACATAAAGAGTCTTAGTTTTATTAAATGGAGCAGGCTTATTATTATCAAGAGCCGACACTTTATAAAACGGCGAAAAGAGAGAATAGCCTAGAATCAAAAGAGCCGATAAGCCATAAAGAAGTCTTTTATTTATGCTCATTGTTTACCTTCTCTCTTAGATATGTTTGATACTCTACCTCTTCATCAATCGAAAAGACTACTAAGAAAAGAATAAAAACAGAGAAAAGAATTATTAGAATCATGACTTTTTACCACCTCTAAAATTAGAGAAATAGTCATAAATAAAATAGAGAAGAGAAACTAAAGCCAAAAGAGTTATGACATTATAAATTAAAATAACAATATCACTAGAACTCATTTATCACCTCCTGAGTAACTTATACGACGAATCAAATACCAGCAAATAAAAGCAGAAAATAGAATGACAAAGAATTTTACAAGAAACTTATCCAAAATTGTTTGTAACTCCATTGATGACAT